GAAGAAAGATAAATGAGTAGGTTGTTTTTATCATAGTTCTTCAATGTTCTTTGGAATATTTCAGTATCAATATAGCTGGTTGGTTTTATTGGAGATTGTAGCTGCTTAGAAAACACCTCGGTTCTTTCAGGTTTTATACCATTATCTAAGAAGTATTGCTTAGGAGAATAATGATAACCGCATTTATCGATTCTATTACATTTACCTACATTATTAGCTAATGCTTCTCCAGTTTCAGAATCAATATATCTAGTTAATTGGTTAGTCTTGTCGCATTTAGGACAAGTAAAGCGAGAGTTTCTTCCAGTGTAAGGTTGTAGTATGTATCGGTATTCACTCTATTTTAAAATTATTTGGTATTGGAAACCAAGGAAACCCTGTATAAAGTAATGTAAAACTAATAATATAAGTGTGGTTTCTATGGTTTCCAATATACATTTATTGAATGGTTATTGAATTTATTTACAATTCAATATCATACTCTTGTTTCAAGTGTATGAAATGATCCCCGGAATAAGTTCATTGGTAGTTAGCGGACAATGATCTTATTTCTAAAACAGATCTATTATAGTCTTTGTTTCAAAAGTCTATGATACCAATTAGTGAGTGTAACTGTTGCAATAAGTAAAATGTAATGCGGTCAGAAGGTAGCACAATAGTTTCATTGTGTGCTTCTGGGTAATTGGAATGTACGTTTGTAACTGATTAAGCGAGATCTTGCAGAAAGGATTGAAACGTCATACTTTTACAGAGTAAAAGATATAGCATGAAGCATGATCAGTTATACTGATTTGCCATAATAAAAAACTAAAGGAATGTATTACTCATATTAACAGTATTCAACACATCAACCCTAAAGAAATTACAACCAATAAAAAGGTTATCCCAAGCATCAGTACCATCAGTTCTAAGTTCAAGCGGATCTTCAGTTGTTTCAGCTAACTTCTCTCCTGATTTATCTTTTTCAAAACCATTACGACCAATCTTAATACCGGCTTGTTCTAGTGAAGGCAATAAGAATTCATTATTGTTTCTATTAAAAGTAGGGAACAAATATTTCTTACCAGTCAAGGCATCATTAATATACTGGTGTTTAAGTGAATGGCGCATAGGTTTACCAGTGTACACAGCTTCAACGAACCAACTTCTCTTACGCAATTCAGCAATAACAATATCAGCAAAGGTTTCATTATCCGAAGCATAAGCACCTTGTAGAGCAGTTTCATCATAGTAATAGATCACCTGTTTAACAGGATGTCTTTCATAATAGTCGCACCAATCGTTAATTAACTCCCTAAGTTTTCTATCATTTTTGACAAATATAGATTTGAGAGTTCTCATTTCATCGCTAACAATCTGTCCAGTAACAATCCAGTTAATATTAGCATTATAGTCCAGTGCAATCATCAGAGGTTGTTTAGCATCAACATCAGAATCTTGCAGATATGAATAAGTACTGAAGGAACCAATATCAAGCGAGCCTTGATCAGTGCGTAAATTATTCAGATATGAATTATTATAAGCATCATAGTAATGCAACTTAGCATCAAGGTTAGCATAAAAACCATCTACTAATTTAGTAATTCTTTTATTAAGAATTGAAGTAGTGAAAACCATAGGAGTAAGTTCTCGTTTCATCTTTTAATATACGATTCACCAAGCAGTTCAAGGTTATCAATAGCATCAAATTCACGATAGTAGTGAAGATGATGGCGCATAAAGTTTAAATTTTATTTAATCTGTTGCATTTAACAATATCATTATCATCTTTTGAATATTTTATTTTTGTATTTCTTTTCTAATTTCAATAAGACAGGAAAGAAGGTCAATGTCCATATGTGTTTTACGCTGCAATAGCCATTCTCCTTTTTTACCATGAGGCATATCACTTACTACAGTGATACCTTTATGCCAGGGGCAATTTTTAAAATAGCCAATCATACCGGAAACAGTAGGCACCACTTCATCAAAAAACTTTTCAGGATTAATACTTCTTCCTTCATCAACCTTTAGTGAATCGAGTGTTAATGAGTTAGCAGAAAACTTAACATCTTGAGAAAGTATGTGATATATAGATCCATTATACCAGTGCATAACGTGATCCCAGGATTGGGGCTCTATGTAGGGGACTGCAAAACCTAGTGATTTAGGTGCTTTACGACCAATAAAAAAATGTATTTCATTATGGTAGCCCATTCTTTTAAGTGAAGCCACAGCAGCAGGCAAAGTTCTTGACAAAGCCTGCTGAAATGTAGCTGCGTAAATTGCACCGGCACTTCTAGGCATATGTTGAGCATCACGCAACAGTCGTGGGGCAATGATACCATCAGATTTACCAAAGCGGCGAGCAGCAATGATAGTTTCAGAATTGGCACCGATAGCGAGTAATTCACGTTGACCGGAATTAAAATATATTTTATTGTTTTGTTTCATTTAATATTTGAGCATCTTCAATGGCAGTAGAGCCGTATTTAATTCTCATTTCTTTTTGTTTAGCTTCAAGATCTTCAATAGGATTTAGTCCCAGTATTGTTACATCGTCTGAAATTTCCCAATTTTGAGGAACAATTTCATCATAAGGAATTTTAAGAGTATCTTCTTTATCGAGTTGGGTATATTTTCCAAGTCGATCAGCAGCAAGAATGATAGCTTTAGCATCTTGTCTGCGTTCTGCTATTTCATAAGCACGATCAAGCATTGCTATAACCTTATATCTCTGCCATTGTTTATTAGCGTTATGAACATTTCCGAGTAATACTTTAACAGCATAAAGGTATTTAAAAGAAAAATAGTTTTAGAAAATTACCAAAATTCATCAATAATATAGTTACATACTTTCTTATCGCTAAGAGTAGGTTTATCAAGCCAATAAGTAAAAACAGCAGAGTTATATTTTTCTGAGTTTTTCTTCTTTAGTAGTAAGTTTGTGGTGTTTAGGAATATTCTTTTCTTCTTCAAAAAGATACATTTGAATTTTATCAAATGTATTAAGAAATGCAGGGTATTTTGCAAAAGGATCAGTAGGTATATTACTCGTTGATTTAGTCATAATATTGTTTATTAAAAATTTAATGGCAAGCATTTCAGCTTGGAATGTTTCAATTAAGAATTCAAATGATTTATCATCAAAATGTTCTTGAATTTCTTGATCTGTTGTTAATGTTTGCATAATTCTATTTTGTTGAATAAATAATTTATTTCTCTTCTTTTAATGAGTTTTGCATTATCAATACCTCTAGCTGAGTATATTTTCTCTTCTGTAATTTATCGTTAATTCTTATTTCATGAAAACAATTAAGCATGCAAGCCCTGCAATAACCTTTTGTATTTTATGTTTTTCCAGTCATCACATTGCCCATAATCAAAAACACCAACCAGCTCAATATTATCACCGTTTAATGAAACAAACTCCCTGCTTTTACAACTAAATCCACACCCTTAAACCTTGGAGGGTTTTGAATCTTACTGTCAATAAGAGCAATAGCAGAAGGAGTGTTGTAAGGAATTTTGAGGTTGATTCCTTCAATTTAGATTATCTTGTTTTGTAGTTCTTGTTTTGGTATTAATTTAGTTTTGGGAACTTTTTATTGGTTTTGTTAGCGATATCCTTTTTTAACAAAAATCAGCAATATCCAGCCCCATTTGGCCTTTTGTTCCTCATTTGTATAATGCTCTAAGTAATCAGAAACTTCGAAGCCAAACTGCTTTGCTTTTTCATTCCACTTTTGATAGATACGACTATCCATAGAGGTGTCAGGAAACAATATCACATTTCTACCTTCCAATGGCTTTACCTTTTCGGTATTGATACCTTCAGCTCCCCCGGAAGCCAACCAAATCAAGCTTGGCTGGAAAATACTTGCTATAATGGCTGTTTTCTCACTTTCTACAATAGCAATATCCTTATCAGGAAATTTATTTATTAGATGCTCACCAAAGAGGCATTGTTTTAGATTGAAATTTTTTATATTTAGTACAGAATGAACCCAGTTATTTTTACCCTTAATTCTATGCCCGTCATTAGAGTATTTAATCAACTTTCCAGTTCTAACCATTCCATTAATATCAACTTCCCAGAAAATGGTTGTTCCTCCATTCCACCTGGAAGATGTACCAATATTATACATATTAGTTATCCGATTAATCTGTTTCACATCAAAGAAAGAAGAAAGATAAATGAGTAGGTTGTTTTTATCATAGTTCTTCAATGTTCTTTGGAATATTTCAGTATCAATATAGCTGGTTGGTTTTATTGGAGATTGTAGCTGCTTAGAAAACACCTCGGTTCTTT